GCCCCTGGCAGGAGTCGAACCTGCGACTTAAGCATTAGAAGTGCTCCACTCTGTCCTCTGAGTTACAGGGGCGTAACATCAACTTCCCAAGCGAGCGGCTGACCAGAATCGAACTGGCGATAAGAGTTTGGAAGACTCTTGTGTTACCTCTACACCACAGCCGCGAATAGGCTACCTTGTAGTCTTGGTCCACTGCAATTTGTATTGCTTTAGACCCATTCGATAGCACCTATTGTACTCCTCTGCGTACTTCTTTTCAAGTGCCTCGCCTTGCTTGCCGCCAACAGACTTCTTGATAGAATCCATTGCCTTTCCTAGATCACGCAATGCACGCTGATCTTCTTCTGTATAATCTTCTACCTTTTTCACTCTGTCGGAACTCCTATTCCCCATAGATTCATTTCTACTTCTTCAAAACAGTCTTTGCAAATGTCAATTGTAAAGGTGTGTTTTGCGAACATTTGATTACATTGCAAACACATATCAAAGTACGGAACCTTGCTCATGCAGAACATCCTCCATTTCAAGATTATAGTATAGCGTATGTGTGGGCCAAAAGTAGTTGCAGTCTTTACAGCAGGTAATGCGACTGGCATTACGAAACTCTGCATAAAACTCTGGATCTTTGACATGCAGGTTGTTGCGATGTGATTCGTGAACTCTTTCATCACCCCACCATGGAGGCATTATGACGTTGCTCCCACGATCCCAATTCCAGTCATACATTTCTTGGATAGCATCCCAATTTTTTTCTGTACTAATGCCGCGTTCATCACACTCATACTTAATAGCAATGAGGTATTCAAAGAGTGAATTATCATAATTGCGCCACATCTTAACAGCAGGATGATTAACCCAACCACCTTTAGTACGTTTGTTGGCTAAGATGCTGTAGATTTGACGACCCTCTAGTAATTGCTTATTAAGTCGCTTGTTGTCTAGCACAGCCGCAGACTCAAGCATGTCTGCATAAGGAACAAATGTTTGCATTGTTTTCCTTTGTTTGTAGGGACTTATATTATCGCATGTCGTTACAATATTTGTCAAACATATCTTGATGAAATGTCTCATCTTCTTTGATAAATACCGCCGCACGACCAATAGTTTTGCGTGGTTTGCAGATATCTTCTACAGCATGATAACTTCCTCTATTTACATAATCATCCCAGAAGATAATTGTTCCTGGCTTTGCATGACCAATAGAATATAAGAAGCACGCCACTCTAAATCTACCGTCGATAATGATAGTGTCGGGATCTATACCTTTTTCTTTTGCCATATTCCAGGGTGCTACAGGATATTCAGGCCACCTGTGCTGATAGTCTTTATTGATTGGATACCCCCACATTTTTGTTTCACCAACGTAAACATGAATAGGTACAAGAAGTGGACCATCCTTATTGTATTCTGCAACCACTTTGTCTAAAAACTTTTTATCATTCTCTGTTGAAATAATTGCTTGAGCATTAGACTTTCCACCATAGATGGTGGAGCCACCTGAACCATATTCAAGAATGATGCTTGCTTCATCAATCATATTCTTTAACGCTTTTGTTTCATCGACAGGCATTGCTATTTTCATAGTTTGTCCATCTCCACATAACTGCAATCATGCAAGGACTTCTTTGTTAGCCCCCGCGTTCCATTATCATCTTGATAAAATATTGGCTCATTCAGGGAGTAGATCTTATACTCTGGATGAAACTTAGAGATGCTTACATCTCCAGCCTTATAAGTATCTGGATCTGCAATAAACTTTTCCATAATATCGACGCAAGCCTGATCATAAATTGGATTAAGATGTATGATTGCATGGCGAGCAAGCATATTATATACCCTGTGATAATCATCGTTTAACTCAGTAATCTTTAGGCTCTTTGGAAATGGTTCATCTTGATTATGATTCCAACCATATCTACTAAAGCCAAGATATACTGCATCAGCATCGTCTGGAACCTTTATACTTTTCTTAAACTTAAAAATATCCAGATCGTCCTCAAGAATTAAACAAGGATAGTTATTCTCTGAAATAATATTTTTTAATAATTCAGAGTGAGACATTGAGCACCCAACTCTTTTTCCTGCTTTTTTACCAGAAAATCTTTTAACATTAGAGAATCCATATTTTTTTAAAAGTCTTTCCATTTTATTTTTTCTTTCTACTTTTTCGTCTAGGTTTATGTAAAAAGTAGGAAGTTGGGTTATATCAATAATCATTTATTTGGGGCTATCCTTTACAGAAGAATTTGTCAAGGTCTCAATTTGATTATTAAGTAGAAGTATTTGAGCATTTAGGTTAGCAATTTCTGCCTCGTAAGATCTAGCATTATTTCCCATTCTGTCTATAGTAACATTAAGGGTATTCTGTAACAACTCTTCTTGATTCATTTATTTCTCCTTAATATATTCTTTACACATTTCATAAATTATACACCTTCTTGAGTGCCTGATCGCACCCTTTTTGGTGATACATTTTTTTGTTTTAACATAAACTATTCTATCTTCTCCAACATAGCATTTTTCAATTACATAAAAAAAATTGCTTTTGGTAATATTAATCCAAAACCTGTCACTCATGGATTAAGTCCAATGGTGTTGGAGCGGTGACCCTTGTTTTGCAAATGGCACATTCTGCATTTAGCAGATACTGCGCTATCTCGTACCCCTCATCAAACACCGCCTGAATAGTAAAAAGCGTTGATGCACAACTTGGACACTCTCTTGTTGGTATACCTCTAGCGTCTAGCATTCCACTTTTTGTATCGCCATATGACTCATCCATGCCACAATTTTACACTATGACATGGATGGTTGTCAATAACTATAGTCCTGCGCGAGAAAAGATTGCGTCAATCTCCTGGACATGGTGAGGGCCAAACTTTGCAGCAGCCTCTCTCTGCTTTGTCCATTCGCGGTTCATTGCACGGATAGCCTTTTCCTCTTCGCTTGTGGCGTTTGTGAAAAGATTCTCAATTGTACGCATGATTGTCTTCATGTAAATTCCTCCTTTTGGGATGTGGGATATCTTAATTATATCAAATAATAAAAGTGTTACAGATCACTGTTTTTTTTCAGCGAACTGTCAATTTGCTTGTAAAATTCTGTAAAGTCTATGCCTATCATTTTTTGATATTCATAAAATCTTTTGTTCTTTTCTACGCCAAAGATTCCTTCTTCTTTTCCTTCAAGAATTGATCTTTGAACAGACTTAGATTGATTCTCAAGATTTCTCCACTTTGTTTCTCTAGCGATATCATCTCTCTGGTTCCATATTTTTGGGTGATCTTTCCTATTATAAAAATGCCACACAAGCATTTCATTCGGTGCGTATATATCCCATCCCCTTGTATATGCTCTAAAGGCAAAACAAAGTTCTTCACCCATAAAAGAGATTCTTTCATCGTATGGAACCTCTTCTACTAAATTACCTGGGGAAAAAACATAGCCAGCCAAAATTGTGTATGATAGGTGAGGTTTTGTTTTATCAAACATAATCTCCCTGTTCCCCGCCCATTCGCTCCTGTATGTAAATACAACACTGGTCCAAGATGGATCACTCCAAAATATAGAATCATCCTGTGGAAAATATTCTTTTCCATTAGTCCATAATTGATAGGGTGCAGGAAACTGACTTAAAATAATCTTTTGATTTTTTTCTTGCAACCTTTTTGTCATTTCTATTAGTTTTATATCCCAGTCTTTAGCGAATCTCATATGTGAATCTATCTGAAAAAAGAAATCTTCTCCGTTATACATTTCCATACATTTTTTTCTAGCGAATCCTGCACCGCGAGCATCCTTCATATGAACCTTTTGATGACTTATTTTTGCCTTATCTGAAGATATATCAGGCCACCTATTAGTATAGTCTTGATCATAAATTCCAATATGAAGACCATTTGGGTTTTTTGCTTGAGAGATAAGGCTATCAACAGTTTTCACCAACTCTCTATCTCTATAACTGGCGATAGAAACAAATATTGTCATGACAATTTCTGTCCCCCTGGAACATCATATACTGGATCTAGTGTCACATTAACACCATGCGACTCAATTATTTTTTTTACTTGAGTCATGTATATGACGCACTTAATTCTTTCTTTTTCTGACATATGTCTCCAGTGGCTCTCGTAAAACCTAAGGGCCAGGTATGGGGGATGAAAGTCATACTCAACTATATCCATCACAAAATCTGATGGAACCCTAAGAGACTTTATCTCTTGCTTCATTTTAGGTGTGTATGCTGTCATTCTTTCTCCATTGTGAGTGATTGCCAAACCTCAAACCAGTCATTTTTTTCTTTGTGGCTGTTGTGTTCTTTGTCTATCATACCATCTTTTAGATAAATGCCCCCATGAACACCCCATTCTTTTCCAGAAACTCCAACCGCAAAGCATCGGCTGTTGACGCTACATCTTTGACATAACTTATCAACACTGGCGGCTAGATCTTTTTGCTCTTCATATTTTTCAAAAAATATGTTTGTGTCCATTCCTAGGCACGCTGCATCATCTTTCCATTTTTGCATATCTGTTTCCAATGTTTTTAGGTACGTTCCATCCATTCTTTCCTAATGGAAAGATTTTTTTCTTAAACCAAAATCCGTCTTTGTATACTCCATCAACAAAAAACATGGCGTTATCAGACTTAGTGTGCCTTACAACATCCCATCCGTCCCACTCCAAGTCTGAGGAGCGACTAACAATAACTTCCATTTTATCTAAATCATTAATTAACATGAACTTCCTTTTCCGATGTGTATATTACTTTTTTTATTCCAGCATTTTTTATAAGGCCAGAGCATTTTATGCAGGGCTTAGAGTCTCTATCTTCTCCATTTTTGTTTACCCTTGCAACATATATTACCGCACCTTTGAGATTTTGACCAGCCTCACGGATAGCCACTTCTTCTGCGTGGTACGAACAATCTTGCTTAATACGACCACTATCTATTACACTTGGAGGATTCCTATCTTTGTTCCATCCAGTACCTAGAACTCTACCACCCTTGACAACGACTGCCCCGTGGGTATTTCTTGATTTAGACTTTGTTGCAAAGTATCTAGCCACACTAATATAGGCATTGTCTTTATTACTTAGCATAATTATTAGTACCTAAATATTCCAGTCTCTACTCCGTACATTTCCATTTTATGAGTAAGGGCTGATGGCTTCTGGTTAGGATTAGAAAAAAAAGCAAAATAATTAAAATTATCGTGGTTTTCTTCTACAAAAGATGCGGGAACCCTATAGTATTTAATCTTTATCCCTCTTTGCTTTAGACTTTTTTCACTAACGTTACAAAATTCAGCAGTATATGAGTTTATTGATGCTGGCCCTACAGCATAAATATTAAAATTTTTGTCACTTAAATCTGAAAGAACCACTCCCATGGCACGCAGGAATGTGTTGTAGTTTGAAAACTCTTTTGTTCCTTGAACTGCAACGTTCATTAGTTTTTCCAATCTTCTATGCTATCCAATATTGTCATCATTTTATTAACATCTCTCACGTTCATGCCAAAGGCATTTACTGGCCTTGCTTCTTCTTTTACTATTTCTTCATCAACAACGTCTGCCTCGTAAAACATATTATTGACAACCCAGTAAGCCTTGTCTTCTACTATTGCTACCTTCAAGTATCTATCATCTTCCTCTTCGTCTTCAAAGTTATCTTTTTCATAATCATATGGATCTTCTATGTCTAACTCTTCATCTATTATAGCCACTTCTAGGGAAGAAAGCAACAGGATAAATGATAGTGGAAGAAAAGGCATCAACCTTATCAACAACTTCATGCTATTACTCCTTTGTTAAATTTTATCAGGAGTTGTCCGTTTTGTCAACGTTTGCCCTAAAAGAAAAAGCAGAACCTTCCCAGGCTTTCTTTGCTTCCTCTCTCTTAACAATCTTTCTTGACCATGAAAAACCAGCATCTCCACCCCATGCGTCCCACATAATGCGACCGTTGGATGGATTGCTAGTATTATAAAAGTCTTTACCCTTCTTGTCAACCTCATGACGGGAGAAGAAAGAATACATACGCTTTACAGTATCAAGGGACATTGATCTACCCGCGACAATATCAGACGCTCTTCCCCATCCTACAGGAGTTCCAGCACCCTTTGCCTTACCCTCTTCCTTCCACCTTAATGCTCTGCGAGCAGCAGTTTTCATTCCAGAGGTGGGGGTATATGTGTCAGCCATTACAGAATCTCTCTCTTTATCATTGCTGGCATTGGATCAAATCCAGACCACATGCTCTTTGCGGCTCTTAAGGTTTCCATTCTGTGACCTACCATTCTTCCTGTTGGCTTTCCATCGCGGTATACCTCAATGACTACCGCTGGATTGTCGGGAGTTCCTGTAATTGTAAAGTCAGAATTTGGAACATTGTATGATCCATTTCTAATTACTCTCTTTACCTTACCCTTTGCATTTCCCCCACTTGATCCCCAAGAAACCATTTGACCAACACGAACGCTGTCGGCCTTGCTCATTCCTGGATTGCAAACTGGGCAGTTAGGACAGTCAACGTCCATTGACTTGCAGGTTGGGCAACCACACCCTTTATACTTCTTGTCCATTTCTTCAGTAGAATACAATGCAGCCATTTGAGCCTGAGCCTTCTCTTTTGTTTCGTGGCAGCCCTCTAACTCATTAGTACCTTCTTTGAATACACCATAGCCAGAACACTGGGGGGTTCCTTGACGAATTTCCCAAGGCATTAGTTATCAAACAACCTATTCCATGCTTTTGGCCCCATCTTCCTTCCATCGGATGTTTGATTAATTGATCGATAAAATGACCTAACTGCATTTCTTGTTTGATGAAAATAATTTCCAGTTGGTCCAGCCTTAATTGCAAAACCCTTAGCAATTAGTTGTGCCTGCAAAGCCTTTACATAATCGTTTCTTTCTCCCCATTTTACGTTTCTGACACCTGGATATGGCATACCAGTTACAGGCTCGCTAACTTCGGCAATAAGATCCCCTACTGAGGTTTCAGGAACTTCTTTGCCCCCATCCTTAAATATTTCAAGATCGAACTTGGAGCCATCTCTTTGCGCTTTATCTGTGAAAGAAACGTGAATGTGTTGTGTATGTCCCCAATTACCTTTTCTCCAAACCCAATACTTGTCTCTATGAGTTCCGCTTGCAATCATGTTTTCATATACTACATATTTGAGTCTGCCGCCGTCTTTGCCCTTGCGTGCATACTCAATTAGTTGATCAGCAAATTCTCTAGCAACAGCACCCTTGCGTCCTTCTCCATCACCCATATTCTCATCAATATCAATGGCGTGAACCCACCCATCTCTATCTGGATTATGGTCGCTCTTCCTGGCTTGATGAGCCTTGTCCCCTACCCAGCCATCACTGCGCTTATCTCTACTGGGATATGCCTTATTAAGTTGATCTCTTAAGGTTACCCCTGCCTTTACTAACTTTGCCATTATAGATCCTCTCCAAAATCTGGCTCTTGTGCCTTTGTGTAATCTTCAGGGCTGTTGGTGTCTTCTTCGCCCTTTTCTTGATTATTAATTGGAGTTACACTAGTCTGTGTGTTAGAAGAAAATATACTCATTTAAATATTATACCACTAATATAGGTTTTTTTTCCAAATAAAAGTTATTTCTGCCAAAGTATTTCTGTCTTTCTTGTCTAAATAAGAAATTTTTTCAGAATTTTCACTGTTTTCATTTAACCCTATCATGGGATCACCGTCTTCATCAAAAACTATATCAATCATATCTTTTGTCCATAAAGAAAAAATCCCAGCGTTGAACTCTTGCATATGGGTTTTATATATTTCTGGAACTAAGTCTTCTGCCTCTTTTGTTAATCTGTATATGGGGTTTCCATCTTCATCTTTAAGTTGATATTCTAAAACCCCTAAGGCTAATAAGTATTCAATTAATTCATCGTCCAAATCTACCAACCCTCAATGCCAACAGTTATTTTTTCCGTTGGTTTCCCATAAGTTAGAATCATTCTGTTCATGAGAGTTCTTACACAACATCCAGCCCTTTTATCATTCACAAAGTCTATTGCTTCTCCATCAATATAGAGAGTGGCATTATATCTATGTCCTGGAGCAGGCTCAATAATGATTTGCATGTATATATTGTATCAGCATGTTGGTATTTTTACTATGCCAAACTGATTTCTATTGTGAGTTCTTATCTTATGACAGTTGGCACATACAACGTCACACTTTTCTGCTTCTTTTAGTGCCGCCTCTATTCCGTATTGGTAGGCAATTTCTGTAGGACTTCCTACTTTTTCAAACTCTGGCTTGTGATCAAACTCTAAAACATAATGTGGGTACATTTCTTTGCAATCTGTGCAACCATTTTTTTCTTTGTACTCCCACATTATCCTTCTTCTTTTTGCTTTATTTATATTGCCCCTCATTAAATTTTTTTGTTTTTGGTTATCACCTAAATGATATGCAATAGTACCTTTTGAGCATCCAAGTTCTTTTTCTATCTGCCTATACGATAAGCCCTGGCTTCTTAGTTTTAAGATTTTTTCCTTATGTGACATGGTTCAATTGTATCACGGTGTTGAACCTTTTGTGCGGCGGGTGAGATTTGAACTCACAATCTTCCGCTTATAAGACGTATGCATTAACCAGATTATGCTACCGCCGCGTATAAATTAATTAACAACTAGCAGAGTTATGCCCCATATAACAAAGCCAATAGCAATGATGGTAGCAACGAGTGTACTAAGGGGAAACTCTTTCTTTTCTGAAAGAGCCAATGAAAATATATTTGCCACCATGTTCAGGGAGAACAGGACGAGCGTAACAATAACGTATAGTGTAACTGCTAATGACATATTATGACCTTTCTAGTATGACTCTAATTATAGCGAGTACAACAAAAGTTGTCAAGAACGTTCTCCACATTACCTCGCTCACAGCATGTTCAATCCAGCCAAATAATCTTCTACTTCTTTTGGAGCGGGGGGTGGCTCAATAAGATTCTTAATCTTTTCTTGTTCCTGACGCTCTTTCTTAGTTGCAGAACTCCATGAATGAATTTCTATTTCTTGATTTCTCTCCCTGCGGGTATGAGAGATAGCGTTATAAACTGATCCACACATAGCGTCTGCCAAGTCCTTTGACTTCTTTCTTGGATGGTCCACTTTCTTATCAGATACAATCTTTAGTTCGCTCATTTCCTCAAACAATAAGTCAATGTGTGGCAGTGCTACACGCTCTTCATAAATCAACATAGCCAGATCCTCATAATGCTTCTTGGCTACTGACAAAGTATCTGTCTTAATTCCTACCGCCTTTAGTTCCTGCTGAATGTCAAAAGATTGCCAACGGTCAAAGGTCACCAGCCCAAGATTGAATCCCATTCTTCTAAGATGAATAATCCAATTCTTTACCTCGCTAAGATCTACTGGACCTTCCTTACGAGGCTCCCACCAGGCGATAGCATCTACCACAACGAATGGAACGATTTGCTCGTAATCATTAAATGACTTCATTTCTACCCATTTTTCTACATGGCTAATTGATACAGCACACTTGTCATGCTTCTGTGCAAGGTCAGCATGAACAAAATAAACTTTGTCTGGATCAGGCTCAAAGGCTCCATCAAATCTTCTCAAAT